TATAAAAAATGCAAAAATTTAGCACAGATACCAACAGATCAATTTATTTTAAGCCCAGCAGATTATGCAGATATTGAAGATGAATTTGGAAATGATGCAATACAGGGAATAGTACATTCACACCCAACTACAAGTGCTTATCCTAGTCCAGCAGATCAGGTCTCAGCAGCAAGAACTAATAAACATTGGTACATAGTTAATCCACATACTGAAGAGTGGTACGACTTCGTTCCAAAAGAATATAAACAGTCTTTACTAGGTAGACCATGGACTTGGGAGCATACAAACTGTTGGCAACTTGTTAGAGAATTTTATAAAGCAGAATTAAATATTAATCTCATTGATTTTGAAAAACCTAGTGATCCAGAAATTTTTGCTTTTAATCCAATATTTGAAGATTGTTATGAAAAAGGAGGTTTTAGAGCGTTAGAGGATGATGAACCTTTACAGTTATATGATTGTCCGTTAATGAATTTTTCTGGGGATAAATTAAACCATATTGCAGTTTTATGTGAAAATAATATGTTGTTACATCATCCACAGGGAAGATTGTCGTGCAAAGAGGAGTACAATAGGTATTATAGAAGCATTACAGGCAAGATTATTAGGTATGTCGGATTGCCCTCGTAAAATTAAACTTTATGGAGACTTAGCTGAGTTTGTAGGCGTTAAGGAAATTGAAACTGAAGTTCACACAGCAGCAGATGCCGTTAAGTGTTTAATTGGTAATTATCCAAGGGTAGAAAATTATATGCTGGATAAAAACTATAAAGTTTTAGTCAATGAAAAACCAAAAACATTAGAAGAATTACACTTTCCTACAGGTCAACATGATATAAAAATTGTACCTGTAATTAGCGGTCAAGGAAGAGGACTTGGGTCTATTTTACTTGGAGCTGCCTTAATAGGAGCAGCTTTTATGTTTCCTGGTGCTCAGTTTAGTGGAGGATTTTTTTCAGCAGCAAAAGGATTTAGTGGATTTCAAGCTGCTGTTGGAAACATTGGTATTGCGTTGGTATTAAGAGGTGTGTCGCAGATGTTATCGCCTGTGCCACCAACACCTACTGAAGATCCAGATAATAGTTTTGCTTTCAATAGCCCTGTAAATACTACGGTTGCAGGATTACCAATTCCAATTTTATATGGAGAGCGAATGGTTGGATCTGTGGTAATTTCAGCAGGAATTAACGTAGTTGATAACTAATGGAAGAAAAAGATTTAGACATAATTAGCGGTGCTAAAGGAAGTGGTAAGGGAGGTGGAGGTAGATCACCCCAAACTGCTGAAGATAGCCTAGATAGTTTAGCCAGTGCAAAGATATTAGATGCTATTTGTGAAGGCCGTATAGAAGGATTTCCTTCGGCTCTTGATGAAGGTGCAGCTTTTGGAGCTACAAATTATAATAAACTTGCACAAAAAGATGTTTATTTAGATGACACGCCAATAGTTGATGCTGATGCAGAACTAAACGATCAGGGAAATTTTGATGAAGATGACGTAAATTTTGAAAATGTTGTAATTAATTCAAGAGTTGGAACTAATAATCAAGGTCTCATAGGCGGTTTTCATTCACTGCGACAAGAATTTCCTGTAGGCAATGCAAACATACCCAAAGAAACACCAGTTGTAAAAGAAATATCTAAAGCAGCATATCCAAACATTGACCAGATTGGAATAATCATTAATGTACCTTCACTGCAAAAGTTTGAAGATGATGGAGATATTGTAAATACAGGCGTTACTTTTAGGATTGAATATCAAATTTTAGGCGGTGCTGGTGCAACTTTAGATCAGAACGGCAATAGTGTTTATGTAACTCCATTTCCTACTGGTTTCAATAACACTGGCAATCGGCATATAGGCGGTAGAACAGGAGATCCATTTCAGAGGCAATATATCTTTAATGTTCCAGATGGATATGCAACTGCAACTACTTTAAACCTTAGAGTTTCAAGGATTTCTGATAATCCTACAACAAAAAATCAAAGCGATATTCAATGGTTTTCCTATCAATTAATAACTTTTGATCCAAACACTTATCCAGATACGGCTTTAGTTGGGTTTCAAGTTTCAAGTGAAACGTTTAGTTCTATCCCTAGACGTTACTACAGGCTCAGAGGAACAAGAGTTGCAGTTCCAAAAGGAGTTTATACTGACAACAACAACCCGATAGATGCTAATAGGCCAGGCAGACTTGCTTATAATTCATCGGCTAATTGGTCAGGTGGAACTTCTATAACTGCAAACGGTACTTTAAGAGGTACTTGGCAAAGATTATATACAAACGATCCAGCGTGGTGTCTTTATGATTTGCTTGTAAATACTCGCTATGGACTATCTATACCAGAAACATCACTGGATGAATTTAGTTTTTGGAATATAAGTCAATACAATAGCGAGCTAGTAACAAATTCAAGAGATTCATTAGGTTCAAAATCAGGCACTTGGACTTTGCCTGCTAATCACAGATTTTGTGTAGTCACTTGTACTGTTGACCATAAATATCAAACAGGCGATTTAATAAGCATCACTTTTACTTCTGGAACATCTGGTTCTTCGCCAGCCGCTCAAGACACAACTGTTCTTTTGAAAATTAGAAGAATGAGCAAACGTAGGTTTAGAGTTTTGAAAGTAACTCCAAATGCAACTGCTTTAAACGGTAACTGCACTTTTACAGATAATCAGGAGGCTAGATTTTCATTTAATGAATTAATAAACAGAGAATTTAAAGCATACGATCTGATTAATGCTATCTGTAGCAATATGCGTGTAATGCCATATTGGTCTGCTGGTAGTTTATTTCTTTCACAGGACAAACCAGCACCACAGGTAAATGGTGGAGATTACAGTGCAACAGAGGATGTTCTACCAGCTTACATTTTTACTCAGGCAAATGTTATTGATGGTAATTTTACATACGAAGGAAGTGATATTAAAAATAGAGCAACGTTAGTGATAGCAAAATATTATGACAATAATCAAAGAAAAGTATCTTACGAGCAGTTTCCCTCTAGAGGGGTAGTCGGTAATACAACTATAGGAGATGTAACTGCAACAACTAACGCAGGTGGAGATATTGTAATTGCAAAATATGGAATACTTAAAAGACAAATACAGGCATACGGCTGTACAAGTTCTGGTCAAGCACACAGACTTGCTAAGTGGACAAGGTTTAGTGAGCAGCTTCTTACTGAAACAGTTACTTTCACAGTTTCTATTGATACAGGAGTAATTATAAGACCAGGACAGGTCATTGCTATCAACGATCAGGTAAAAACGGGAACCAGAAGAGGAGGAAGAATATTCGCTGTTAATGGAACGAACCAAATAACAGTAGACAATGCGAGTGCGTCTAACTTACCAGGGAATTCCGTTGGTTATACAAGAACTCTTAATGTAATGATGCCAGATGGAAGTGTCAGTAAAAAAACTGTTAGTAACATAACAGGAGCAGTTATAACAGTAAGCGGTAATTTTCAAACTGCTGACGGAACTAACGCTGCACCTAATGTCATGTCAACTTGGATTCTTGAAACTTCAGGAGGCAACGCAAATCAAAATTTACAGAACCAACTCTATAGAGTTTTAGTGGTAACTGAAGAAGAAAAAATAAAGTACAAGGTAACTGCACTTTTGTATAATCACAGTATTTACGCTGCTGTAGAAACTGGTTCTGACGTTACCTTCAGAGATGCAACAAATATTGATGTTAAGCCTAAGAGACCAGCAGCAGCAACAATAATTGAAAGACTTTACAAAGAATCAATCCATAACGCAAACAATCAATCTAATAAAGTTGTTGTTAGATCCAAGTTAATAATTCAATGGTCACAAGTAACTGATGTAAGTAAATTTCTTCTAAAAATTAACATTAATGGCGTAGAAAGATTGCAAGAGGTAACTGGACAAAGTTATGAAATTTTAAATGTAAGGGCTGGTAAACAATTTCAAGTTCGTGTTTTTTCTGTTGGACCTGCAAGTGGAAAATTATCTGGACTTGCAAGAACTGCAAAAAATAGTGATGGAAACTTTGGAATAACGACTGTTGGTAAAAGTGATCCGCCTAATAATGTCACAGGCTTAAATGTTACAGCAAATGGTACAACGAGTGGTAATTTAATTACTTTTGATGAAAACGATCCGAACCCCAGTTTTAATGATGGTCCAAATAGTCCTAGCCCACAGATACAGTTTAAAGATTTAGATATTGCATTTTATGAAGTACATAAAACGAATGTAAATTTATCTACATCACAGATAAATCAATTATTTGGAACCAGAGGAACTACTTTTGTCGGTAGAAAAACTGCACCAGATTTATTAACAAAAGATTTTTTAAGTACAACTCATACATATTACATAAAAGCAAGAGATACAGGCGGTAGATATAGCACTGCTGCTAATTCTTTTGTATTTACACCGCAAGCACCCTCTGCACCACAGGCAGTATCAGGATTCCCAAAAATAGAAAATGGTATGGTTGTTTTAAATTGGGAAGAACCAGCGACAATAGGGTCTTATGCAATAAAAAGATATGAAGTATCAGATGGGTCTAATACAACGAAAAAAATAAGATCAAACGTCACTACATATACAACTCCATTAAATTTTATAGGATCAAAAACTTTTACCATAAAAGCCATCAACCTTGCTGGTGCTGAGAGTCCAGCACTAAGCCAGACATTATCAATTCCAGAGCCAGTTTTCCCAAATAATGCAGTAGTAAAAGTAAATATTACAAAAGAAAATATAATCTTGAATTGGCCTAATACAACCAAAGTTGCAAATATGCCTACGGTTATAGGTTATAAAGTGCAAACTTCATATCAAGATTCGCAAGTCAATTCAGAAGAAAATATATTTCCAATTACTGTAAGAGATTCGAGGCTTATCATTCCAATAACCGCAGCAAATATAAATAGAAATAATGGACAAAATATTTCACGTACTTTCACAATAAATCCAGTTTATCAAAGAGCAGATTTTCCTGACGTTGGAATTATCTCAACAAGTGCAGAGGCAACTTTAACAAAAACAATTATATTTACAAGGCCACCAGCACCAACCATGAAGGGTATTCCTGTAATTTTTACAGGAGATCAAGTGACATTAAGATGGGAACCTATTGCAAGTGGTTTCAACACTTCTACAAACACGGCAATCTTTAAAGTTTTAAAGTATGGAATTTACAATACTTCTAATCAACTACTATTTGAGACAAATTCCACTTCTTTCACTTTTGAGCTTGATCATGCAGAAAATAATAATAATATGTCTAAAGATTTTAGAATCCGAGCTTTAGATTCTGGCTATGTTAATGAAGATGAGCAAGCAATAAAAAATTATTTTAGAGGTCCTCAAGTACAACAAACAGTACAAGTAACGCCCTTTGATCCCCCAAGTAATGGTGCTTATAAATTAGGAACCGAAGGAGGGCAAGGATTTGTGACCATAAGCTACGATAGGCCAACCAGAACACGCACTGAAAATTTAGCTTTCAAAGACTATAAAATTACAAGATCAACTTCTACAACTTTTGCTGGTATTTCAAACGGTAATACAGATTTAGTTGTTTTTACAAACTCACAGGCATTTAAGGAAGAGGTAAGCTGGCTCGTATCGTCAGGACAGAGAAATTATTACGTTCAAACTAGAGATGTAAATAATAATTTATCTACAACCGCCCTAAAAATTGCTGCAACTATCGAAATACCCTCAGCACCTTTGGCTTCTCTTACTGGTACAACAGAAGTTATTGACAACAACGTACTTTTACGTTGGAGGGCTGGTGCAATAAATACAACTACACAACTTAAAATTGCAACTTTTGAAATTAGAAAACATAAAGATGATGCTACTGATCCCAATGATTTTGCATCTGCAACAGTTATCGGAAGAGTTGACAGTATATTTAATGTAGTTTTTGAGCAAGTGGCTGATATTTATACATATCATATTGCAGCCGTTGATAGTGCTGGTAATATTGGGCCTTCATTTAAAACTACACAAAGAGTATCACAACCACCTGATTTTGTATTAAATGATAATTTCTTTTCTAACTTCACAACAAGTCCAGCGAAAGTTTTAAGCAATACATTAAGCAATGTTTTATTAGCAAATGATGCTGCTTATCTACCTGTTAATACTACGGAAACGTGGAAACAGCACTTTATCGGTACAGGATCAGAGGCAAGTCCACAATTTAATACCATGACAGCTTTAATAACTGCGACTCCTACAAATACACATTATTTAGAACCAGCACCTTCGACTGGTTTTTATGAAGAAGTTTATGATTATGGAACCAATTTAGCATCAACAAAAATTACGGTCACACAAGGCGGTACTGGTCTAGGCTCAGGAAGTTTACAAAATCAAGGTGTTATCAATACCGCACCAGATGCCAATGGAGCATTTACGACTGATGGTGTAACACAAACAGGACAATCTTTCTTTAGATTTGGCACGCAATTTAGACGAGTAAAATATAGAACTATCGTTAACTCTACGAATGGTAGATATAGAAAAATCACATCATTAAATTTAAAACTAGATACAAAAATTCTTAATGATACTGGTGTAGGTACGTGTACAGAGTCAGATAGCAGTGGTTCTGGTAAGGAAATTAGCTTTAATGTAGACTTTGTAGATGTACAGGGTATAGCAGTCACGCCAAATGTAAATAATG